AGAGCATCGACGAGGAGTACGCAGACGAGATTGAGCAGATAAGCGTGCCTATCACTCCGAACATGAGAGAGTTACGCATCGATTACAGATGCCGCAAGAAGCCACGTGCAAAGATATTGATTAAGACCGCTGACGGTTATGTGGAGGCACAAGCAGCAGTGGAATATTTAGGTGTTAATACAGTGCGGGTATCGTGGAGCAAAGCGATTGAGGGTGAATTGATTATAAACTAATAACTGATAAAAAACAAGGAATTATGGCAGACATGCAATTTTTGGACAGCCTCGACCTTAACGGTCGGGAAATCAAAGACGTAAGAGTTGAGAGCTTTGAATTTGCCGCTCTACCGAGTGCGGCAGCGAATGAGGGGCGAATAGTCTATGACACAACTAACAAGGCGTTTTTGTACTCGAATGGAAGCGAGTGGGTTAACGTTAACAAAACCAACATCGAGATACTCGGAAGCGGAAAGATTAAAATCGACGGAACGGAGTACACCTATATAGGGGGTAGCGGAGATGTAACAGCGGATGTTAACAAGAACTTACAGATTGGTGCGAACAAGGTAACGAATGCCAAGTTGGCGAAGATGCCGGCGAAGACGGTCAAAGGTAACAAGACAGCTGAGGCTGCAACGCCTACCGACATCACAATCACGGATTTAAAAGGCGAGTTGAACCTCGATGTGGAGGTAACGGGCAACGCTGACGATGGGTACACCATCAAGCAAGGAGGCACGACGTTGGCAACGATTAACTTACCAAAAGACAAGGTGATAAGTGCAGGTGAAGTAGTTACGGGAACGCTCGTCGACGGGGTGTTCACTCCGAACGAGGGAGGTATCAAGTACTTGCGATTGACTGTTGCGAATGCAGACGAGGCACACAAGTACATATATATAAGAGTGTCGGATTTGGTGGATGTCTATACTGCGGCGAATGCGGCGAATGCAGACGTGGAGGTATCGATTTCAAACGATAACAAGGTGAGTGCGAAGCTATCCACCGCTATAAGAACTCAGGTGGACAAGATTGCAGGCTTGGAAGCTCGTACGGAGACTGATAACAACTTCACAGATGCCTTGAAGACGAAGTTGGAGGGCATTGCAGCAGGTGCAGAGGTTAACGTGCAGAGCGATTGGAATGAAACCAGCACAACATCAGACGCTTACATCAAGAACAAGCCGACAATTCCAGCGGCGGCGAAAGACGGAATTCTGACCATCAAGGTAAACGGAACGGATAAGGGGACATTTTCGGCGAACCAAGCCACAAATTCCGAGATAGACATAACTACGGAGGATTTGAGGTTATCAGCGGCTGCAAAGTACTATAAGACAGGGGCTTTGACGGGTACAACCGGAACAATCACGGCGGCAACGCACGGTTGCGGCAAGCTCCCGCAGGTGCAGGCGTACCTCGCTGGTGAGCAGGTATTTTGCAGCATTAAGGTCAACTCGCAAGGCACGGTTACGTGGACAAGCTCGATTGCGATGACGGCTTCAAGTGATTTCCGCTTGGTAATCGTGGGTGGCGTATCCCCTGCGAATGAATAGGTTATGGTGTAATTCGGGAGCGGTTGTCGCCGCTCCTCTTGATAAGTGAGACATGGGAATTAAGTTTTTACAAAACATTGATGCAGAGAGGAATAAATTCGAGGAAGCGGGCTTCGAGGTGGTGAACCAACTTCCAACGGACAATCTGTTTGTTGGTCGGCAGGTAATTTATAATGGTCAACTATATGTGTATAATGGTAGTCAATGGGTGAATGTTAATGCCCCTTATGAGGCTAATTTAGCATGGGGTGGGGGGAATATACAAGCAGGTGCTTCTCCGATAGATGCGTGCCTTAACCCAAATCGTGGTAATAACATATTTGGGTTTTTCCCAGCAGAAAATATTGTAATTGAAAGGTCTGAAGATAGTGGACAAACATGGAGTTCATCAGAGATAAGTGACGAAAAAAAAATATTATTGTTCACCAAAGATACTGAGTTAACTGTTGGGTATGATATGGTGAGAATTACATTAGATTGTCATGGTATACTTTATGGAACCCTCTTGAAAATAATAATAAGTATGTCCACCGGTTTGGCAGAGGATTGCTATTGTAAAGTCCAAGGTCTTACATACTACAAAAGTGCTAATGGTTTAACTGGAGACACTGATTATGTTAATATAGCAGAGTCACGACTAACTGGTTGGACTAATGACAATACAATTAACTTTTCACCTGTTACAGTAGGATACCACTCTATGACTGACAATAGTTATTATAGATACTTAAGATTTATTTTCGGGTCAAGGAGTGGACACAATCTATACATTATTAAATCTATATACGGATACACATATCAAATATATCGTGCCAGTGAATTTCAAAAAACAGGAAAACTCTACACTTATGATGCGTATAAAAATGCCTATTTCCCTTCATCTGTAGTCTCTAAAGAGATAGTTAATTTTGACGCTAATATTAAGCCGACACAAACAGGTACTGTGGCTAAGACGAGTAATTGGTTATGGCAATATTATGCTCAATCAATAGCGTGGTTAATAAGAAATTACTTGCCGCTTACAGGAGGTACGATGACGGGGAACTTAACCGTTCCTAAGCTAATTAAGTCGGGAGGTACTGCGACACAAGCACTTATGGCAGATGGCAGTACCAAGGATATCAGCGGGTTTGCAAGCTCTGAGGACATACCTACACAATTACCTAATCCTAACCCTATCATTATTAAGACCGCTGACGGAGTGTCGGTTAGATATGACGGCTCGACAAGCGGAGGGATTGCCTTGGAGGCAGGAGATAACGCAACTGTAACAGGCACGCAGACAGATGATAACACGATGACGGTGAAGTTCGGTGCGGTCGTGCCGCCGAAATTGCCAAACCCGCAAGCCATGACGATACAGGTACTCGACGATGCAGGTGCTGTAATTGGCTCTGATATACTATATGACGGCTTGATTGCCAAGATATTAAAGCTCGTTGCGGGCTACGGAATTGAGCTTAGCAGCGTTAACCTCACAGGTGGTCAAGCTGTCGGAATCAACTTAAAGCAGATTGCAGGCACTACATTGCTTGGCAATGCTAACGGCACGACAGGCACGCCGCAAGCCGTTACAATGGCACAACTGCGTACGATGCTCGGTAGCTTGATGCTCAACGACATATCTGTAACGCTCGGAGGTAACAGCAGCTACACGCTACCTTGCTACATCGATTACAACGGTACACGCTATCAGTGCAGGATTAGCAGCGATGCCACAGGATTGCAGATATACCGTGCCGGTGTATGGGTTACAATCGGCAAGTTCTGTCGATGCAGCACGAGAGGCACTATAACCAACAGTAATATAGATAGTTGGTACAAGGATACAGTGCCTAATTACGAGTTGGATGAGAGCGTGTCTGCGGCGTTGTTCGCCGAGGATTTGACGACTAAGTTCGGAGCGTCGATGGCGGCTTGGACAGGTAAAACGGTTACTCTTAACCTTGCTTCGGTAAACATAAAGGACACAAAATCAGCGTGGGTGATGCTCAAAAAGAACATGGGTGATTGCTTCCCTCGCGATAGCGTGGAGAGGATTAGGTACTATTATAATGTGGCAATACCAAGCGGCGAAGTGGTAACCAAGATAGAGTTGAGCTACAATAAAGGTGTAGGCATGTGTACGGTACATTTTTATACGGAGGGATAAATTATGAAAAATTTAATCAGCAAATTAAACAAATTGGTAGAATGGTTATTTCCGATGAGGTCTGCAATGCGTCAAGAGATTGATTGGCTTGCAAATAGGTTGGATAAGACCGAGACCAGATTTAACGAAATGGAAAAACGTTACGAAAGACGGTTCGACGAAATGGAACAACGTTATTCGGAAGATTGTTGCTTTCGCAAGGATTGTCCCGAAAGGATTAACCGATTTTCGTTGCAAAAAAACAAAAAAAATGACTAACCGAGGAATAGAACTAATTAAGAGACATGAGGGTTGTCGTTTGAAAGCATATAAGTGTCCTGCGGGTGTATGGACAATCGGTTACGGACACATCCAAGGAGTATTCGACGGTAAGACGATAACACAAGACGAAGCAGAGAGGTTGCTACTTAACGACCTCACACGTTTTGAATTAGGTGTTCGGCATATAGTCGGAGACCTGACTGACAACAAGATAGACGCTTTGGTATCGTTTGCTTACAATGTAGGCTTGCAAGCATTTCAAACCTCAACGCTGTGTCGCAAGGTTAAAGCTAATCCGAACGACCCGAACATACGCAACGAATTTATGCGATGGGTTTTCGCAGGAAAAACCAAACTTAAAGGGTTGGAAAAACGACGTAAAGACGAAGCGGATTTATATTTTGCGTAACACTAATTATGCAAAAAAAGTGCGGTGAGGCAAAGACAAAAGGTAAAAAAAAGACAACACGCCCACCGCACTGAAAAGTCCTTTTGATGTGG